ATAAAGGTAATTGGATTAAAAAATTAGTTTAACTCTTTTGGTGTTATTTTTTTTTAGCTATTAGTAATTAATTCCTATTCCGTGTAATTCTGTTTCTTTTGAAGATGCAACCTGATTTGCCCATTCTACTTTGTATCTGATGTCAGTACCACTTGTGCAAGTTGTTTCTCCAAGACGAATTTGTTTTATTCCTGTAGAATAAACAGGTGTAAAAGCATTATAAGAACTTGCTTCTGTCCAATTTGTTCCACCATTACAAGTGAAATAAACTTTTAAATCAGTTCCTATTGTTGCTGTTCCTACATTATCTTTCATTAATAGTGTTCCACCTACCTTTGTTTTAGCAGAACCTACTGTATTTGTATTTTGTATAGCTGTTCCTGTTGCACTTGTAGAACCTGCAACAGGTTGCGAACTATCTGGTGTAAAATTATCCCAATATTTATAAGTACCTTTATAAATTCTTAAAGCATCTATATAACCATTCCAACCTGCACCTGCATTATATCGTGATGCACCTATGTATAAAGGTGATGTACTATTTCCAATTTGTACTGATTGAGAACCATTTGTATCTAATGATTGAGAAACTCCATTAATAAATAATCTCATTGCAGTTCCATTTCTTTGCCAAGCAACATGTGTCCAAGTAGTATCAGGAACTACATTTGTTCCTGTGTAAAGACCAACTGTTTGAGTATCTGAACCTGCACCAAAACCTGCAATTCTTAATCTATTTTGATTCCATTCATTAGTTCTAAACCAAAAATTTCCATCTGTACTATTACTTGTACCCATTCCCATAAATGCAAATTCGCCTGTTCCTGTATTTTGACGAAGCCAACAATCAATACCAAAATCGCCTGTTCCAAAATTAAAATCTGATGAACCTGCAAAAGTAAAATAATTGCCATTACTTCCTGAAGCTGAATTACCAATAAAATGAGATGAATTTCCAAATTTTGCTTGTGATGTACTAACTGACGCATTACTTGAAGTTCCATCATTATTTACAGCAGAATTGGTTGTTCCATTTACTTGGTTTTTCATTGTAGTTGTTCCATTACTATAGTCTTCTCCACCATTCATTAAAAATACTAATCCATTTTCTGTAACACTTGATGAAACAAACCCTGCACTATCTACTTGGACATTTGTTTTTGTTCCTAAAGTATCTGTTGTAAAAGTATCTATAAATTGATTTGGTAGATTAAAAGAAGCTGAACTTTCATTAGTTGCTTCTCTTAATGCTAAAGCTGTTATGTCAGATTTAACAGGTTGTAAATCTGTTTGTGGAGAATGTGCTACAACACTTGATTGTGAAATTCTTGCATCTGCAAAAGTACCAGAAGTTATTTTTGCTGTATCTAAATTTGGTATTTCATTAGCAGTTAGTGTTGGTAAATCAGATGTTGTAAATCCACCACTTATTATATTAGCTAAATCCCTTGCTTTAGTCATGAAGGTTATCTTCCAGATTTAGGATTGTCTGTTTTAATTTTTGCAATCGCATCTTTCCAAGTAGTCGTACCATTAACTTCGTCATGGTATTGCATATCTAATTGTTCTTGTATTTTTGGATATGCGTTATGTCTTGGTTTAATATGAGCATCTCTATTTTCTATTTCTGTTGCTTTAGCTTCAATATCAGCTTTAGCAATAGGTGTAGTACCATTAGTCCACTCTATATTATCTAAATCATCTCCATTAATATTACATTGTGCTGTTGGATTTATTTCCATAACTGCTTGTATATAATTTTTTGTCATTTTATTTCTCCTATAATTCCGTTAGTGTTAATCTTGTATCAACAGCAGGATATTCATTATTACTACCATTGGCATAAACAGAACCTAGTGTAAATGAGTGACTACCTGCACCTTGCCATACATAGATTTTATAAATAACTTGTGATGTTGTATTAGGTAAGTCTGTATATTGAAAACTAATTGGGTGACCTGTATATGTATTTTCATACATTTCTTCTCCTGCCGCCCATAAAGCCTTAACATTAGCACTTTGTCTTTTAGTCATAGTTCCATCTAAATCAGTTGTAGCACCACCACTAATTTCTCTAGTAATTTTAAACATAATTGAACAAGATACACTTGACACACCTACTAAACTGTTAAAATTTAAAACCATTCTGCTTGATGCACTAGCAGGTGTCATTGTAATTGGGTTTAAAACTTGCACCCAAGTATCTACTGTTGAGCTTGACATAATAGAAGTTCTATCTATTTGATGAAAAGATATTGCACCACCACTTGCAGGTGTAATCCATTCTGGTGCTGTTGCACCTGAATTTATAGCAAGTTGTTGACCTGCTGTACCTTTTGCTAGTCTTTGTAATCCACTTCCATCTCTGTAAAGTATATCGCCTTGTGTTGTTATTACTGTTCCAACATCTGTACCATTAGTTCCATTAGTTCCATTAGTACCTGCTGAACTCATTATATTCCAGTAAGCTGTTGCGTTGCCTACTGCTTGATTTGAATGGGCTTGTATACAAACATAACTATTTCCACCTGATGAAACTACATCATCAACAGCGTAGGTTGTGCTACTATTGTAAGCACCCTTCCAGTTAAATTTGATAGCACCCAGATTGATTGTTGCCATATTTGTTTCCTTATATTGTTGCTATTAATTCGCCATTGCTAATACTAAAGGTAAAACCTGAAGCACTAAATAAAACATCATCAAAGTTGGCGAAAGTTGAACTTGTAATGTTGTCTGCCCCCTGATTAGTCGTAGTTATAATTAACTGACTATCGGAATTTTTACTAAAACCATAAATTTCTGCTGAAGAAGCATTAGAAAATTCTACTCCATTTGCTGAAGCATTAACAACTAATGCCTGTCCTGCTGTACCAAAACTTGCAGGTGTATCTGTTAAATCTTTTATTGATATGTTAGCTAATTGGAATGTTCCATAAGCAACAATTGAAATTATATCATTGACTGCCGCCGCACTTGCAAGAACTACACTATTTCCTGAAGTTGCAGTAAAATCTGAATTTGCTAATTTTATTCCGTTGACATACAGGTCAATAAATCCTGCGTCATAAGCCAAAGTTGAGCCGTTTGCGTCAGCACCACTAAATGTTGTCTGACCTGCCGTTGCAGTATATTCAAATCTGTTGCTAGTTCCATTTACTGTACTACCTGCCGCCGCCCAACCTGAAGTTTTGTAGACTTTAAGTTCATTCGCCGTTGTATCGAAGTAGAGGTCTCCGACATCATTTGATGAACTTGGAGCACTACTAGCAATTCTATATCTTTCTGCAAAAGAGTTTACTCCAGATAAATTTGAAGCAACACTATTTACATTTGCAATCGAACCACCAACATTATTTACGTTAGTGATTGAGCCTGCTACTGTCGTAATGTTTGCATTGTTTGTAGCTGCTGTCGTAACGTTAGCTGAAATTCCTGCTACAGTTGTTACATTAGCTTTTATATTTTCTACTGCTGAAACATCTGAAGCAATGTTTGCAACATTTGTTACATCACTAGAAATTCCTGCAACTGTGTTTATGTTAGAATTGTTTCCTGCTACGGTGTTAATATTTGTTGCGTTACTTACTGCTGAGTTAATGTTGCTAGAATTATTTGCAACACTTGTAACGTTGCTAGATATTCCTGCCACTGTTGTTACGTTTGCAGATATTCCGGCAACTGTTGTTATGTTTGCCGATATAGGTGCTAAAGTATTTACGTTAGCAATGTTTGTTCCAACAGCGTCAACGTTTGTAATACTGTTTGATACTGTATCAATTTCTGAAGTTGTTTCTTGTAAGTCTAACGCAGCAGTTTCTATTTCTGAAACTGTTTCGTTTAAATCATTTGCTACAACAATTACTTTAGCAATATCTGAAGCCACTGTATTAACATTAGCTATGTTAGTTGCTACTGTATTAATGTTTGCAGAATTACTTGCTACTGAAGTAACATTAGCTGAAATTCCTGCAACAGTAGTGACGTTTCCAGATATACCTGCTACTGTAGTTATGTTTGGTAAGTTGGTTGAAATAAATTGTTTGTTAACGCCATCAGTATTATTTACTGGGTCTGCAACATTTGTAAGTCTTTTATTTTGTACATCCCATTGAAAATTTGAAGCGTCTAGTTTGATTACATCACCTGCGTCATCAATAGCTTCTTGTCCCATAAAGAAAGCTTGGTTTGAGTCAGTATCTAAATCATTCTCTGTAAGAACTGAACCTGCCGCATAATCAACTAATCTTGAAGCTTGACTTGTTCTACGTCTAATTTCAATAGCACTTGCCGAAGCCGGTGCCGTGTTAAAAGTAATCTGAGTTCCA